CCAAAAACCGCAAACGCAAAGCAAAGAAGAAAAAACAGAATCTTCAACAGCATCAGGTCGCCCTAAGAACTCCAGGTCCCGCTCGCCAACCTCCAACGAAGATGGGCGGTATAAATTTCAACGCTGCTCGGATACCGCAGTCCTCGATGGATCAAATGAATAGGACCGTAGCTCAAGGAAAGAATCAGTCTATGAAGGACTACCTTGCTTGCGTTGTCTACCCTTTCGCAAACAAGGCTCGCATACCTGATTCTTATGCCCGTGAAACCGCTGTTATCAGCAGCGTTTTCTCATACCCTGTTGCTGTTAATTATAATAATCCGGCTGATCCGGATTATGGTCGTTTTTCTGTTGCAGTCCAACCACACATGGGAAGTCTTTCACATCCCGGTGCATATAAGATTGCCATTGCTAAGCCTCCTCCAGTTGGTACTATGTGGAGTGAGGTTGACTGGACTGATCCTGCATCTTATGTCAATAATGCAGGTGGTACTGATCCGCGCTTGGATCAGTACTATACTCAAGTCAATTGCCCTCCTGTTGGCGCCTACTTGCTGTTGCAAGGAGCTAGTAATCCTCGCCCTTTGCCTTTAGCAGGATCGGCGCCCTATGAGGATACTATTCAGGTGTGGAGTCATTATAATATGGAAGGAGTAACCCTTCTTCCTGGGTCTCCTAATGGGACCAATTATTTTCGTATCTCACCTGGGCAGTATGACCTCCATTTCGATGCGCTTGCACTTAATACCACTTTCGTTGGCGCCCCTGCCTTATCCCTTATTGACGGGGCGGCTGCCGATTGGATTGAGAGTGTTCCAAGACAAACTCTGTCCCCCGACTCAAGGTTGGCCGTCTTTGACGTCCAACTCACCGTCAGGAGGACCGTCACATTGGCGCTTACTGCTGGACTCGCTTCGTATGTTGCTCCTGCAGCATATTCCAACATTGCTTTTTCCATGACTCCTACCTTCTTTACGTCTGCTACGGATGGGGGTACGGGTGGTGGAATTTCATATACTCGCCAAACTTACCCTTCTGGTAACTATGGCATTACGAATGAATATCGCACTGTTGGGTGTTCAGCGCTATTGACGTATATGGGTACCACTCTCAATGATGGAGGTATGGTGACCGGAGCTTACCTTAGCGCTGGTGCTCTTGAAAAAGGTTATTTTACCAAATCTCCCACGCCTCAGATTGGACAACTGCAAAATTGGGAAAACGCTTCCAAGGTTGTAGATGCCCACACCTGTAAGGCGAAAGATGGTCAGTATGTTATCATAACGGCTGAGGATAGTGATGACAATATGTTCCGTAAACCTGACTATTGGTCTAAGGATGATGCAGAAGCCCCACCGGCTCTTGTTATTTCGGGTGTTTACACCCCTAATGCGGCCATTGGGAATCCGAACGTCTTTAAACTTACAGTCACTACGGTATATGAGGTCACCACTAGCATTCAGTTGTTTGATCAACAGGTTCTTGTGGGTTCGCAAGACTGTCTTGACACTTGCAATCGAATTCTTTCAACCCAGCCACATGCTATGCCTAATGCGTCGCATATGTCTTGGATTAAAGATTTTCTTGGTGGTGTCAAACAGGGCTTGGGTTATGTTGCTGCTCCGGCAAAATGGTTGTTCAATAACCGTAATGACGTTGCAGGCACCCTCGCTGGTCTTATGTAATTTTTGTGTGCTATCGGCACTTCTTTTTGTTGCGAA